TCACATCATCGGGCGTTTTTCTTTTTGGCGGTCTAGCCATCCTTCGACTTCTTCTTTTTTCCACCAAAAACGTTTCTTCGATACGGATATTCGCGCGGGGAAATCCGGGCGCGGTGCGTACCGCTCTAAAAATGTACGCTTTTTCACGGACAAAATATCTGCGCATTGCTGCGGGTCTAGGTATTCGCTATACATTTAAAATCTCCAAACTTAATTATATTTACGCTGCCTGTTTTTTCCGCTTCCTGTGGGCTTCGGCATCTAATATCGGCTCGGATTCTTTGATGGCGCGGACGTAGTGTTTCCACGCGGCCATTTCGAGGGCGGCTTTGAAGCGGTCGGCGGTTTGCTGCAACAGGCGAAGTTCGTCGCCCGTGGCGATAAATTTGCCGCGCTCGGTGTATCTTTTGCCAATGGTGTCTATGGTTTCGGCAACTTTCCCCGATGCGTCTTCCGCCTGCAGGGCAAGGCCAATGCGGAACGCGGCTTCGGTGTCTTCGTCGGCGTTGAAGGTGTCGGCTTGGAACACTTTCAGCAGGGCGAAGTAAAGGTAGTGCGTTCTGCACGCGGCGTAGAACATGTTTGCCGTCGCCGTGCCTGCTTTGAGGGCTTCGATAAAGGCGAAATAGGGTGCGGATATTTCGGCAACCTCCCTGTCCTTTAACGGTTCGTTGCTGACGGCAAGGGGGTTGCGTTTCGGGCTGTATTTTTTGTGCGGGCGTTTGTTGGCGGCCATTATTTGCCTCTCGTTTCCTGTTTGATTTTCCGCCCTATCCAACGCATCACGGGAACGGCCATGCTGTTGCCGATTGCTTTGTAGCGCGGACTGTCCGGGCAGTCCGCGGCGGGTTTGCCGCGCCACGGGATTAGCGTGTGGTTATCGGGGAAGCCTTGCAGGCGTTCGCATTCGGTTGGGGTTAGGCGGCGCACCTGCAAGCCGTCTGAAACGGCGTGGCTGTCAGTTGCGGTCAGTGTGTAGCTTGTGCCGTCCTGTATCGCGCCCGTGCCGTTGCCGCCGTTATGAAGCTGCCTGCCTATGGTGTTGCCGTGGATGCAGACAACGTTGGTATTACCGCTGGGCTGGCAGTCCAAAGCAAATGCCTGGTCGGAGGTGCAGGGGTCTTGCCGGCCGTGCACGACAATTAGGTCGGTGGCATCTTTGTGGTCGCGTGCTTTGACGGTGCTGGCGGTGTCGTCTTGGATGTAGTCGCCGAAGCTACGCATCCTCACGGGTATCAGGCCACCGCCGCGCTGGCTGAATATCTCCTGGTTGCTCTGCCCGATGATGCCGCCGCAGCCGCTTTGGTTTAAGGTTGGGTGGGGGTTGGTTGGATCGTCCCAGTGAGAGCCTGCAGGAGCAGCGGCGGCAGGGTTTTGCCCCGCCTCTGCGCCCGCTGCAGGATGCCCTGCTTGGCTTTGTCGCTCAAAAAGTATTTCGGCGGGGCGGAGGCATCCAGCACTTGCGACAACGAACACGCGGCGGCGGCGTTGGGGGACTCCGAAATATTGCGCGTCAAGGATGCGCCACGCGATGCGGCGTTTGTGTCCAAGCACATAACCTGCGTTCGTCCATTTTTGCCCTGCCGGTTCAAGCGGCATATCTTCTCCGGCCAATCCGCCCAAAAAGCATCCGAAGGCGTTGTCTTTAGTATTGAGTACGCCCGGCACGTTTTCCCAGACGAGGATGCAGGGCGGCTGCCCGTTTCGGGCGCGAATAAAGTCAATTGCATCTAATATCCTAATCAAGACAAGGGTCAAATTGCCGCGCTCGTCGTCCAAACTGCCGCGCAACCCGGCAACGGAAAAGGCTTGGCAGGGCGTGCCGCCGACAAGGATGTCGGGCGCTTCCACCGCCCCTGAGAGTATTTTGCTGACCAGTTGCGTCATGTCGCCGTAGTTGGGGACGTGCGGCCAGTGGTGGTTTAAAACGGCGCAGGGGAACGGCTCTATTTCGGCAAACCATGCGGGCTGCCAGCCCAACGGTTCCCACGCCGCGGATGCGGCTTCAATGCCGCTGCACAGGCTGCCGTAGCGCATTTTCAGACGGCCTCCGCTGCCTGTATGCGCATGGCCGCGTCAATTTCCTCCCGGCTATCGGCATATACGTCCCCGCACCAGCCCGGCAGGATCGCGTGCTTGGTTTTTATTAACCAGTCAAGACGGACGGTGTCGGGATGAGGTATAGGTTCGAAGGTGTCGTAAGCATAAAAATTCGAACATTTCTGCCCTTCCCAGATAATCCATGCGGCAGTTTTGCCTGTGTCGATAATCAGGCCTTCCGCGCCTGTTTGTTTGCAGCGCACGCGGTCGCCGAATTTGAGTTGTCGGGGTTGCTGTGTCATGGGTTGCTCCTAAGTTCAGAACGGGATTCCGTCCGTATCGTCTACGGGTTGCGCGGGTGCGGCCGGAGCCTGACGGCGTGGTGGCGTTGGCGTTTCTGCTTGCGCCTGTTGCCCACTGTCATTGCCGCCGCCCAGCATCTTCATTTCGCTGCCGATGATTTCGTAGGCGGTGCGCTCAATGCCGTCTTTGCCGGTGTATTTGCGGCTTTGGATGCGGCCTTCAATGTAAACTTGGCTGCCTTTTTTCAGGTATTGCCCGGCTACTTCGGCCATGCGGCGGTATAGGGTGATGTTGTGTCATGAGGTGCCCTTTATTTGATTTGCAGGTTTTGCCGTTCTACTTGTTTTGCCCCCGGCACTTCCCGCCCGCTTTCGATTGCGGACTTGATGGCGGTTTTATTCGGCGTGTATGTGATTTTTTCGGCCATAAATTCGGCGGGAATTTGCGCTTCGTCCAAAATTTCGATGGCTTTCGATTTGCGGAACGATGCTTTGAACGTGCCGTCTTCGGCTTTGATTTCTTTGATGCCCGCCGCCAACATATTCCTGCCCAGGTATTCGTGCAGGCTTTTCAGACGGCCTGAAAGTGCCTTTTTCTTTTCCTGCATTTGTTTGATGTGGGCATCCAGCATGGCATCCGCCGCCTCTATGTTTTTGTAGTAGCCGATGACCGATTGGGCTTTGGCTTCGAATTGTCCGATGACGGCCTCCAAGGTGTCGGCTGCTTCGCTGTCGCTGTCGAAGTGTGCGTCCAGTACGGCGCGGACGTCTTCCGCGCATTGGTATAGTGTGATGTTCATTTTTGTTTCCTTTCTGCCGTCCGTATGGTTCGGACGGCATGGTGTCATTGGGGTATGTGTCCGTCGGATTTAACGCCCTGACGGCGGGCTTAGTTAAAAGGGATATCGTCGTCGATATCGTCTACGGGTTGCGCGGGTGCGGCAGGAGTCTGACGACCCGGAGGGGCGGGCGGAGCGGCTGTCTGTGCCTTGCGTTTGTCTACCAGCGGTTTGTTGGCGATATAGGCCATGACTTTTCCCAGTTGTACGGGCTGGGTTTCCGACCGCATGATTTCGCCCGCGGTCAGTTCGGTGTCCGCTTCAAACACGCTGTACAGGTGCGGGGACGGGTTGTCCCTTCCGTCTTCATGCACCATTTGGACGACGATTCCGAGCAGTTTGCCGTGCATGGAGACGAAGCAGTCGCGGGATACGTACTCTTCCCGCTGCGTGTCGCGGTTGTATTCTTTGATTTGGGCGGGTACGGCGTTGCCGCTGTCGTGCATCCGCAGGCAGGCGAGTATCGCGCTGACGGTACGCAGGCCGCTTTCGTTCTGCACGCCGTTGCTGTAGCTGGTATTGATGAAAAAGGTTGCCTTGCGCTTCTGTTCGTCGATGACGGACAGTTTCAGGTTTTCGCTGCGCCCGTTGTTGTTTTGGCCGATGTGCAGGACGGCCGATTCGATGACGGTTTTGTATTTGCCCGCCTCGTTGATGTAGCCGCCGCGTTGGTCGTATGCGATGGCGTCTTGTTTATTGAGTTTGTACATTTGCTGTTTCCTTTTCGGTTGTGATGCCGTAGTAGGCGCGGATTGCGTCGTCTACGGCGGATAAATCGTTGTCTACGGTGTCGGCATCAAACAGCCCCATCGGGCTTTTGACGGTGTCGCTGCCGCTGTTTTGCGTATGGAAAACATATTTGCCGCCGGACGCCTCGGTTTTGAGGACGATGGTAAACAGGCCTTCAAGCGTAATTTTTTCGTCCAGCAGTTTGCCTATGGTCTTGGCTTTGGTTTTGCCGAAGTCGTCGGTTTGGGTATGCGACAGGATGTAGACGCGCTTGTTGTCGGGCAGGTTGGCGGCGGCCTGTAAAATGTCCCATGCGTGGCGGGCGATTTTGTTGAACTTCATGAATTGTTCGTTGCCTTTCGCCTCGGCGGTTACGCCGCGCATAAATTCGTTCGCCATGATGTACTGGAAGTCGTCTATCACGATGATGTCTTTTTTGATTTTCGGCAGGATGGCGCAGATTTGCGTGGAATCATCGGTAACGTAGATGTTTCCCGGGTTACCGGTGGCCTTTAACGCCCCGCCTTCATCTTGTTCCGCCGATACGGCCCATCCCTGCGGCTTAAAAGGGAGCGGTTTTCTGACAACCTGTATCAGTGCCGCGTCTTCGGGCTTTAGATTTCGCATCGAAGCGGTCTTTCCCGTACCGCTTTCGCCCAATATAAAAGTCGTTACGCTCATTTTTTGTTTCCTTTTTGTGCAATTCCTGCATGATTTGGCAATAAAACATCATCTCGTCCATGTTCGCCCCTTATCATGGGTATTTGTGCCAGTAGGCGGGTTTTAAAATTTCGGGCATGGCGTTACTCCGACCCTATATTGCCTTGCGCTTCTTTCAGTCGGCTGCGGGCGACCTCTATTAACAATTCGTACTCGCGTTTGGTTTTTTCGTCGTGCACTTCGGCGGATTTGGCTAAAAACTCTTCCACGCTACCTGTAAAACAACCGCGTGTGGCTATCAGCCCGTTTTTGCCGCAATAAACTGTCAAAGTGCCGTTTTCGGTGCCGACATTGGAAAACCATACAACGGAACGTCTGTTGAGTACCCATGCGTTGCCCGATACACATGCGTCGCCCGATACACATGCGTTGCCGCATACCCATGCGTTGCCCGATACACATGCGTCGCCCGATACACATGCGTTGCCGTATACCCATGCGTCGCCGTATACCCGTGCGTCGCCGTATACCCATGCGTTGCCGTATACCCGTGCGTTGCCGTATACCCGTGCGTCGCCGTATACCCATGCGTTGCCGTATACATGTGCGTCGCCGTATACCCATGCGTTGCCGTATACATGTGCGTCGCCGTATACCCATGCGTTGCCTTTGTGCGAGAGGTTTCTCTCGGATTCGATATAACCGCCGAACTCACCCTCTTGTACATTAGAAAAATCCTTTAATGCTTTGATTCGGTAAAGTTTACGGCCATCAAATTCTATAAATTCGTCTTTTAAAATTTCGTATTTCATTTCATTCCCCTGTCGGCTCATACGGCGGATGCCAATCGCTCCTGTCGGCTTCCTCAAACTCTTTGGCGGCTTTTGCGTCCCTTGCCGCCTGTTCTGCCTCCACGGCGTTCATTCGGCGCATCCATGCTATGTCTGCTTCCACTTCCTGCCGCGTTTTGGCGGCGTCCCATGCGGGCGAAGGGGTTTTTGCGGGTTGTTCGCTGCCGCCGTAGACGGCCAGTACGGCCAGCACGGCGAAAAACAGCAGCCAATTGATTACCTTGTTCATTTCCGTTTCCTTTGCTAAACATTTATGGGGCAGGGCGCGGATGGGGGTGGATAAATTCCCCGTCCAGCCAGGGGATTAAAGCCGCCGCACCCTGTCCGATAAGTGTTTGTGTGGTTGCGTGCCGCGACGGAAAGGAGGCCGTCCGCACGCTGTCGAAGGTTTGTTCAGGCTCTTTCCGCGCCTGTGGTATGCCCACTCTCCGACTAACGGCATACCATTGATGGACTATCATCATGTCTACTTAAAGCGGTATCGGTCTAAATACGGAGGGGTGGCGAATCCCCCTGTCTCTGCCTGCCGCCTGCGTCTTGCGGCACTCCCCCGCGCCCAGGGGTAGCATATTGCGCCGGTCTGCAATGCCGTATTTAGGCCGATGCCGCCTTATGCGGCCATGCGTACCGTCCGTAGTGCGAGGTATTGGGTGTAGCCCGGCATGGCGATGCCCAGCGGCAGGAGACGCTCTTTGTTTTCATTCAGTACGCAGTAAACGAAATCGTCGAAAACTTCCTGCGTGTAAGCGTCTTGGTATTCTTCGCGGGTATATTCGGCTTCGTCCGCCCATACCCATTCCATCAGGATTTGCAGGCCGTATTTCTTGGCCAGCCGTTCGGCTTCTTCTTTGTCCGCCTCTTCCTGCTCCTCTTTGGCGTAGGTGTATGCCCAGTCGGCTTCGTTATCTGCCATCGCCCGTGCGATGGCGGGGTTTTCGATGTAGGGGTACATTTGCTGTCTCCCGTTTCCTTGGTTGTTTTGTTTCGATGGGTGCAGTATAGCAAAGCTAAATAATAAATCAATAGCAAAGCTAAGGTATTTGCTAAATATTTTGCTAAATTTATATTTAGCATTGATTTTTAAAAGAAAAAAGTTTGAAAAAAACCGCCTTTTCGGGCGGCTTTGTCGGTTTTGTGTTGTTTTCAGGTTCGGCGGGGCGTGAAAAAGCCCGCATAATGCGGGCGGGTTGAATGAAATATTATTCCGGGGACAGGGCTACGCAAGAATAAATGCCCGGGCGGCTTGAATCAGTTTGGAAATATCACTTTCTACTTCCATTGTGAATAACGATTTGTCTTTTATATTCCTACTCAGCAGCCAATGTGTATGATCGATGGTGTTGTCGATGTTGGAACTGATTTCGGCAGGCATATCATCGGGGCGGTAAACAAACAGGCCTGCCCCTTTTTCCTCTTTATTCCGTGAGTTGGAGGCTAATTCGATATCCTGTTTCGCCAAAAGGAGGTGAAGGTCTGCGGGCATGGATTTTTGATAGTCGGTTGAAACGAAAGAGGCGAAACGTATCGGCCCGCCCGCTATATCCGGCTCTGTCCAAAGTTGGAGATGGGGCAGGGCGGCCGACCTACCGGAATCTGTCGGGATAACAATAGGGTTCTTTTCGTCATGCCAAACCCGGTCAGTGAATTTGGTGTCCGCTTCCCGAAAAGACATGAATACTTTGTGGCGCAACCGTTCGGTGCTGATATTTCGTTTTTGGCCTTCGCTTTTCTTCCGGCACATCAAATCAAGCGGCACCATGCTTGCATATATGCGGTCCAGTATCTCTTTTACATTGTCTCCGGCGGCAAATTGCGGTTTCCCAATCTTTACCTGCGGGGAGATTTGGACGGACAAATCGTTTCGGCTTTGGAGGTGTTTACCGATCAGGTTTAACAGGAAGCTGAAATTTTCCCTGCCGTTCGAACCGTATAACGCCTCGAACGGTGCGGCATTCGGCAGTAATCTGACATGGACTTTCCGACGGTACAGTACGGCGATGCCGACATTTAAAAGTTCGCCGGATGCCAAATCAGGCATGATGCGGATCACCGCCCATTTTACCTTTACGGCAGGTTTCGCCATCGGTACGGACAGCCCGGACAATATGGACAGTGTGTCGGTTAGATCAGCCGTTGGAATCTCCGTTGGAGCAGACATGGTGTTTCCTTCGTCCTATCGCTTAAAAACTGCTTGAACTGGTTAAATTCAGGCTCTGTAAGCAGCTTATTTAACCAAAAATAAAGCTCCTCTTCAATTGTTTTGAATTTTTCACCGTGCCGTTCGGAAGAAAAAATAGCTTCACTCTGTAGGGCTTCTTTGTTCGGTTCTTTTGTTTGCCATGTGTTTAGCGAGTTTAAAAGGCGGTTGTTGTAATGTTGATGCGCATCTAACATTTCGCTATCCCATTGCTCGTCAAATTCGTTAATCAGACGGCCGTTATCAATCAGTGCGTAGTTTTGTTTGGACAGACGGAGCAGGTTGTTCATGTGCCGGTCGGCATGGGCTATATTCTCATCCAGTGCGACTGCCGCGCCGCATTCCGTCCATTTCGCCACGTCCGAAACTAAATCCTGCCAAACAGGGGAGTTTGCCATCACATCGCAACCCAAATGAATAGCGGCACTGTGGCCGTCTAGGCGCGATGTACAAAAGCAAACAACATCCTTCATGCCGCTCATCCATTTGTTTTCTTCCCGACTGCGGACGATAGCGGAAAATCCGGGGAGGCTTTTCACTGGGAGGACGGCAATAAAGGCATGTTTGGGCTGGGTAATGCCTAGCGCATAAGCTGTTAGAAAGCCGATAATTTCATTGATCAAGCCTTTCTTGTTCATGTCATATGGCTTGCAAAATGCTTCAATTTTCCCTTTTGGATGTTGGAACTCCCCGATGAAGACGGGGTTTACATGGTTATCTGTCCCTTCCAGCCAATTATTGAAGCGGATAAGGCTATCCGCCTGTAAGACTTGGATTAGTTTTGTCATAAGTAATGTGAAAATCTATTGTTAATGCAAATATATTGTTTTCAATCCAACACGCTCCACCAGAAGACGCGGCCGATGACCTCTATGTCTTCCAGCCCCGCTTCTTCGTCGTCGTAGGCCGGATTGTGGCTCTTGATTTTGACGCGTCCGCCCGGCAGGCGGCTGAGGTATTTGACGCGGAACAGGTCGCCGTGGCGGAAGGCGTAGATTTTGCCGTCCCGTATGGTCTTCTCGCCCGCATCTACGGCTATGGCGGCATCTTCGGCTATGCGCTCCTCCATGCTGTCGCCGGTCAGGGTGCAGCAAAACACGTTGTCGGGACTGATGCTTTTGCGCCGCAGTGTCGCCTTGCCGAACGGTAGGCGGAAGCCGTTGTAGTCGGGGATTTCGAATGAGCCTGCGCCGCCGCAAAATGCCTGCTCCTTCATGTAGGGTGCAAAGGTGTAGTCGTCTTCGGGCAGCGGGTCGTTGCTGCTCCACAGCATCGGGCGGTGGATGCCGACTATCTCGTTTTCTTTTGGCAGTTGATTTGTTACCACTCCATCTAAATACCCCTGCGGCAATCCAAGAGATTTTTCTATATTTAGCGCAACACCATCACCAATATTTCTATAACCGTTAAGCCATTGATTTACTTGAGCGGGAGCTTTTCCAATTGCACGGGAAAAATCAGCTTGATTGCCGTTAAATTTCTCATCAATCAGTTTTCTTACTCGTTCGATACGTGTCATTTTTTCTTTCCTTTTAGCAGGTTATAGCAATCATACAGCAACGCTTAATTTAACAATGCTACTTATTTATTTAGCCGTGCTATAATCAATGCTAAATATCTAGGAGCGAATTTTGGAATTAAGCGAATACTGCGCAAATGAGCGAGGTCGGCAGAGAGTAATTGCCGAAAAAATAGGTGTTTCGTCTGCGTATATGAATCAAATGGTTACGGGGCATCGCCCTATACCTGTTGAGTATTGTGCGCGGATAGAACAAGCAACAGAGGGCATGGTTTCCCGTCAGGAGATGCGCCCGAGTGATTGGCATGAGATATGGCCTGAACTCCTTGAGGCATCCGATGACTAAATCCTACCCCCTCGTTACCGAAATTGCCCGCAAAAACGAAAGGGCAATCTTGCACGCCATTGCAGGCGTTACCGCCCGCCATGTGTGCGAGGTGTCGGGCTTATCGGAATCGGCGTTATGCCGTCTGAAAGAAGAAAAGCTGGAGCAGTACAGCCTTGCGCTGGCTGCGATGGGTTTAAAGCTGGTGTCGGTGGATGCAGAGGTCGTTACGAAGGCCGAAAAACGGTTTATGGCCGAGAAGATGATTGAGTATTACAGGCAGATGCTGGAGGAAGAGTAATGAAACGCAAGAAAAACAGAGCCTTGTCGAAGAAGGACAAGGCGGCAATCAAAAAGGCTTTATTGAGAATGGCGAAACAAGGCCTTCATGAAGAAATGGAAATAACGGCTTATGCGCTTCAGGCGGAGTTTTTGAAACTCAACCGATCCGGCGGCTGAGTTTTTCCAACGATTCGCGTTGTTTGGCCAGTTTCTCCGCCTCTTCGGCTTTTTTGGCTTCTGCCAGTTCGGTATCGCCAAGTTCTATCCGTATCAGGTCGGCGCATTCGAACATGCGTTCAACGGCTTTCTTAGGCGAATTATCGGGCGATACGGCCAATGTTGCGGCCAGTTGCAGGATTTGGAAATCGGTTAGTTCTAATTTGGACATTTTTCACTCCGTGAACGGTTGTTTGTGGAAATTCAATCATAGCACGGATGACAGGCCGGAAAGACGGCCAAAAAAAGCCCCGCGTTTGGGCGCGGGGTAGGGGAATTTGATTAGAAGTGAGGTTTGATTATGAGCGATAAATTGACGCAATGCAAGCGGATTGTGGCGTATATCCGCGAAAAGGGCTGTATCACGTCTCTTGAGGCTTATCAGAGACTGAATGTAACGCAGCTTGCGGCACGAATCACGGACTTGGAAAGCGCGGGCTTTGTGTTTACCAAGCCGCGGTTGAAGGTTGCGGCTTGTAAGAATCCGGTTACGCATTATTCGATTGTTGAAAACGGGGTGGAAGTATGACCCGCGACGAAAAGATACGGGAAGCATACCTGCTGGTGTCCGCTTATATGCGGGCGGAAGACGTTACCAAGGCGCGTGAGGCTTTGGAGCGGTGGGCCGAGGTTGTGAAAGGGGTTGAGGATGAGGCCGTCTGAAAGTTTAAAGGTTGCCGGAAGGCCGATAGCGTATTACCCCAAGCTGGCTAAGCCGTTGGGTAGTGTAAATGCGGCAATTTTGTTCGCTCATTTCTTCTACTGGCACGACAAAACAGAAAACCCTTTAGGGGTTTACAGGACGGCGGAAGAGATTGAGGACGAAACGGGACTTTCTGTCCAAGAGCAAAGGACGGCAAGGGATAAATTAAAAAAACGCGGCGTTTTGATCGAAACCGAAAAAAGAATTGAACACCGTATTTACTACAAACTGGATTTGAACGCTTTTGATGATTTGATGTTGCAACATTCGGGGAGTGAGGAATCAACAGCCCCGAAATGCAATATCAACAGCCCCGAAATGCAATATCAACATTCGGGGAGTGAGGAATCAACAGCCGTTATAAGAACAGAAGATTTAACAGAAGATTTAACAGTAAATACCCCCTTACCCCCAAACGCCGCAGGTGGGGGAAACGGTTTGAACGCTGGCGCGTTTGTTCCCGCTGACGCGGGAACGTGCAAGCAGGGCGAAGACGGGGTTTTGCAGGAGGAAACCACCGTTACGCCAGCCCTGAAGACAAACCGTGCGGAAGGAAATACGCGGCGTAGCCGGTACAACCAAGTGCCATGCCAAGACATTGCAGACTGCTACAACGAGATTTTAGGCGGTTGCCTGCCAAGGGTGCAGCTGCTGTCGGAAGCGAGGAAGCGGGCTATTGCCGCCCGCTGGTTCGAAGTGATGGGGACAAAAGCCCCAAACGGCAAAGTCCGATTTGAGAACGCTGAAGACGGGGTGAAATGGTTTGCATCGGTTTTCCGCAAAATCACCAAGAACGCGTTTTGGATGGGCGACAACCAATCAGGCTTCGCGGTTAATTTTGACTGGATTTTCAAACCGACCAACTTTTTGAAAGTCCTGGAATGGCATCCGCCAAGAAGCTGACGGGGAAATGAAATGAACGAAATCGAAGAAATGCAGGTTGTCGAATCGCTGACAAACCTTGAGGCCGAGCAAACAGTGTTGGGGGCAATCCTGATTGAGCCTACTGCGATTGTGAAGTGTGCCGCACTGACCCCTGAAAAGTTTTATCAGGCGCAGCACAGGGTGATTTACCGCGCACTGTTGGGCATGACGGCAGCCGGCGAGCCGATCGACGTCATCACGCTAAATGACAAGCTGGAGGCGAAGGGGGAGGCGGAAAACGCAGGTGGCCTGGCCTACCTGATCGAGTTGCAACAAAACACGCCGTCTGCCGCGAATATTGCCCAATACGCCAAAATCGTAAACGACAGGTACATCGTGCGCGGGCTGCTGAAGGTGTCGGCGGAAATCGAAAAAATCGCATTAGCCAAAGACGGCGGGGACGTTTCCCAAAAGCTTAACGCGGCAGCCGACAGTTTGGCAGAGGTTGGGAAAAATGCCGTGCAACGCGGGAATAAAACCTTTCTCGAAACGCTGAAAGATTTGGTCGCGGATTTGGATAAACGGCTGGAGGGCGTGCGTTTCGGCTTACCGACCGGATTGCCGAAGTTGGACGAAATAATCGGCGGCCTGCCTGATGGAAACCTGATTGTAATCGCCGCCCGCCCGTCTATGGGTAAAACCGTGCTGGCTGAAAACATCGCCCGGTACACCTTGAAGCAGGGTAAGGCGGTGCATTTCCAAAGCTACGAAATGAATGCGGTGGAGTTGGCCAGACGCAGTGCGGCAGCGGAATGCGGTATCGAGATGCACAGCTTGAAGACGGGCAGGCTGACGGATACCGATTATCAGAATTTGAATTTGTACCTGTCCAAAGCGCAAAACTGGCGGCTGGATGTGAACTGCGATTTGTTGAATGTTGATGAACTTTGTTTTTTGGCAAAGGAAAAGAAAATGACAACAGGGCTGGATTTGTTGGTGATTGACCATCTGAACATCATGCCGAGACCGGGAAGAGACGAAGTAGCGGAGCTTGGCAACATATCCCGCAGCCTGAAAAACCTTGCTGTCGAACTGAATATTCCCGTCGTGCTGGTTGCCCAGTTGAACAGGGGTAGCGCGAAAGCGGCAGACAAACGCCCGAACATGGCAGACATTCGCGGCAGCGGCGCGGTTGAGCAGGACGCAAACATCATCATCATGCCGCACCGTGAAAGCTATTACGACAATCAAATAAATCCGCATTTGGCGGAGTTGATTATTGCCAAGAACCGAGACGGCGAGATGGGCAGTGTGGTTTGCGGCTGGAAAGGCCAGTTTGCAAGGTTTGAGGATGAACCGGATTTGAACTGGACGCCCCCGCAAAAGGAAAGCAGATGGGGTGATGGCTATGCAGTCTGAAACCTGCCTGCACTGCGCCCATGCCGACTTTGAAACCACGAAAGGTTCTGAAATGCAAGGGTTTGCAAAGTGTTTGAAGGCGCGGGATTTTATCGAGCGGGCGATGTATCACCCGCGTTCGGACAGATGTGACAAGGGTAAATTTGAGAAGGCGGTAAAACGTGATGGATGGGATGGAAACGACTAACGGAAAGGCCGGGGTTTCTGCGGGGGTGGGGAGGTGTGAAATGCCCGAATACATCCCCAGAGGCGGCCTGTGCATGAACTGCGCAAACTTCCGCCGCGATTGCAGCCGATTGGATTTCACCAAGATGCAAGTTATCAAGATTTATTCTGACGGCGTGAAGGCCGTGAAATGCACCGAATACCGGAAGGAAGCCCGATGAATACCATCACTCAAATGCAACTGACCCAAAAGCTGCTGGCAATGGCTGCCGTTTTCGCAGCAGGGTTGCCGCAACGCCAAACCAATGCGCATCCGCGCTTCAACCGCCTGCGCACGGTGAACAGTTACGGCGAATTTGTATGGCAAATCTGCCGCCGCAAGGGGCATCCGGTAGCCGTCATCAGCCGTAACGGGCGGCATTACTGCGACCTGGAGTTGATGCCGGGATTCGGCAGCCGTTCGATGCACGACGATGTAACGGAGTTTGTGATGGATGTGCTTTGCACGGAGGCGGGCAGGATGGAAGAGGGTTCGGAATGACGGGAATAGTGGGTTTGATTTGGCTGACTGGCGCGGCGGTTGTCGGGCTGGTGTTGGGATTGGTTGTGATCGTGGTTGAAGAGGTGCGGGGGAGGCGGAATGGCTAAGCGTAAATGCAAAGTATGCGGCACGGTGTTTGAAAAGCAGAGACCGTTGCAGTTTGTCTGCTCCCCGGCCTGCGGGATTGAATATCGGCGCGATCAGTTTCGCAAGGCGGCCGTTAAGGCGGAACGTGAGGCCGAGCGCAAGGAGCGGGCGAGGACGGCGGCGATGCGGCACAAGTTGGAAACGATACCGGAACTGACGAAAAAGGCGCAGGCGGCGTTTAACCGCTATATCAGGTTGAGGGACAGGGGCAAGCCTTGCATTAGTTGCGGCAAGCCGTTGGGCGGCGAGCCGAACAGCTACGACGCGGGGCATTACCGCAGTGTAGGCAGTTCGCCACATTTGCGTTTTGACGAGGGCAATACCCACGGACAATGCAAACACTGTAATTGCCATTTGTCGGGCAATGTGGTGGCGTATCGACAAGGTTTGATTGGGCGTATCGGGCTGGCCGAAGTGGAGCGCATCGAGGCCGACCAGTCGGAAAAGCATTACGATAAGCAGGATTTGCGCGAACTGGCGGCAGAGTACCGCAGGAAGGCGAGGGAGGTTGAATGATGCAGAAGTTTAAACGATTCATCACGCGGGATAACCGGCGAGATGTGATGCGGCTGGCGGAAAAGGGTTTGCTACTGGAGGGGTAATCATGAGTGAGGTGAGCAGGTACGGGCGGGTGTTCGGGGAGCGGCATCCGGTGGCGAAGTTGTCAGATGAGGATGTGGGGCGGATTCGGGCGTTGAATGCGCGGGGGGTGTCGTATGCCGATTTGGCGGAAGCCTTCGGGTTGAGTGTGTCGGCGGTGGGGAAGATTTGCCGTTTCGAGCGGCGGTATGTGATTACGGCAAAGTGGAGGGATTGCGATGCTGACGGATAAGCAGCAGCGGTTTGTTGAGGAGTATTTGGTGGATTTGAATGCGACGCAGGCGGCTGTCCGGGCGGGATACAGTGCGAAGACGGCATCTGTGATAGGTGCGGAGAACCTTGCAAAACCTAATATTCAAAAAGCGATTCAGGCGCGGCAGGAGGAATTAAAAATTAAAACGGAAATTACGCAGGAGTGGGTGGTGGAACGCTACCGGCGGATTGTGGAGGGCTGCGACAAGCGGCTTTTTTTTAGGGATGACGGGTCTTTGAAGCCGCCTTCGCAGTGGTCGGCGGAGATGGGGATGGCGGTGCAGGGCTTCGAGGTGGAGGAGTTCGGCGACGAGGGTTTGGCGGTATCGGTGTCGAAGCTGCGCTTTCAGGATGCGCGGGCGGCTTTGGATTCGCTGGCGCGGCATTTGGGGATGTTCAACGATAAGGTGAAGCTGGATGTGGATGTGTCGCTGGCCGAGCGGCTGGTGCGGGCGAGAGGCCGTCTGAATGATGACGAATGATGATGTGATTGCGGATGCGGCGGCGCGTTGCCGTTTTGACCCTTTGACGTGGGCGCGGTTTGCCTTCGATTGGGGGTATGGCGAGTTGGACGGCTATGCTGGGCCGAGGGCGTGGCAGGCGCAGGCGTTCGGGGAGATTGCGGCACATTTGCAGAATCCCGAAACGCGTTATATGCCGCTGATGCTGGCGCGGGCTTCTGGGCACGGTATCGGGAAGTCGGCGTTTATCGGGATGTTGGTGAACTGGGCTTTGAGTACCTGCGACGATTGTAAGGTGGTGCTGACTTCCAATACGGATACGCAGTTGCGCACGAAGACTGCGCCGGAGGTGGGGAAGTGGCAGCGCTTGAGTATTACGCGGGAGTGGTTCGATGTGTCGGCGACGAGTATCGCGGTGCGGGATAAGTCGCACGCGAAGACGTGGCGGGCGGATTTTGTGCCGTGGAGCGAGCATAACACGGAGGCTTTTGCGGGTTTGCACAATAAGGGCAAGAGGATTTTACTGGTGTTTGACGAGGCTTCGGCGATTGCGGACAGGGTGTGGGAGGTGGCGGAGGGTGCGCTGACGGATGAGGAGACGGAGATTATTTGGGTGGCGTTCGGCAATCCGACGCGCAACACTGGCAGATTCAGGGAGTGTTTCCGCCGTTATAAGCACCGCTGGAATCACGCGCAAATCGATAGTAGGACGGTGGAGGGGACAAATAAGGCGCAGATGGCGAAGTGGGCGGAGGACTACGGGGAAGAGAGTGATTTTTTCAAGGTGCGTGTAAGGGGGATGTTTCCGAGTATGAGTGCGCGGCAGTTTATTTCCGAGGCGGATGTGGCGGCAGCCTACGGGCGGCATGTGCCGGAGGGTGCGTATGCGTTCGCGCCGAAGATTTTGACGGTTGACCCTGCGTGGGAGGGGGATGACGAGTTTGTGATTGGGTTGCGACAGGGTTTGGTGTTCAGGATTTTGGAGACGTTTGCGAAAAACGACAATGACTTAATCGCGGCGCAGAAAATCGCGCGTTATGAGGATGAGCATGGGGCGGACGCGGTGTTTATTGACGCGGGATTCGGCACGGGGATTAAGTCGGCGGGCGAGGGTTTGGGTAGGTTTTGGACTTTGGTGTGGTTTGCGAATAAGTCGGACGATGCGGGTTGTTTGAATAAGCGCGCGGAAATGTGGAAGGCGGCGCGGGATTGGCTGAAAGACGGCGGGGCGATTCCCGACGACCCGACTCTGCGCGATGAGTTGCAAGCCCCTGAAATTGTGCCGAGGGCGGACGGGAAAATCCAAATCGAGGCGAAGAAGGATATGAAGGCGCGGGGTGTGCCTTCGCCGAACAGGGCGGATGCGCTGGTGCTGTCGTTTGCGTTTCCGGTGTTGCCGCGCGGGACGGGCGGTGCGGATGCGGCGCGGGCGCGTCGGGAGTACCATCCGTTTTAATGATTTTGTTTTGTTTTAAATCAATGGATTATGTTTTTCTGCGGGGAATGTACCCGTGATAAATTTTGGTCGGGGATAGGATGGCTTTGGTAATGGTAAGCCGTCTGAAAGGTGTGTGATGTTGGAAATTAAAGCGGTGCGGGTGTCGGAGTGGTTCGGGCAGGCGCAGGCGTTGGCGCGGGAACACTGGCAGGAGACGGAGGCGGGCTTTTCGGATGTGCCGCCCGACTTGGATTTGGATGTGTACCGGGCGATGGAGGATGCGGGAAATGCCGTGGCGTTTGCGGCGTTTTCAGACGGCCTGTTGGCAGGTTATGTGTCGGGCTTTGTTGTCCGGCATACGCATTATGCGTTTTTGGTGGGGCAGCATGATTTGCTGTTTGTGTTGCCGCAGTTTCGCAAGGGTCGCACGGGCTTGCGCCTGATGGCGGCCTTCGAGGCGGCGGCGAAGGAGAAGGGGGCAGGGTGTGTGTTGTATCACGCCAAGCCCGACAGTGTGTTCGCGCGTTTGCTACAACGGCAGAGGGCGCGTGTTGAAGAGTGTGTTTTTTTTAAGGAGGTATGAAATGCCGGCAGCAATTCCATATGTTACGGCCGCGATTGCGGCCATCGGTACAGGCGCAAGTATTGTGCAGGGGAACAAGCAGGAGAAGGCGCAGCGGCAGGCGGCGCAGCAGCAGAAGGCGGCGGCGGACAGGCAGGCGGCGCAGGCGGATCAGGATTTCAACCGCGCCAATCAGAAGCAGCCGGATTCTGTGGGGATTCTGGCGGCGCAGAAGCTGGCGGCGCAGGGCGGGGCGGGTTCGACGTTTTTGACGCAGGGCGAGACGAAGCCGGTATTGGGCAAAAACACGCTGCTGGGGGGTTGAGATGGACGGGGCTCTTCGGCGGCATGTGCTGCGGCGTTGGGGCACGCTGAAAAGCGAGCGTTCGGAGTGGGACGGCCATTGGCGGGAGATTGCGGAGAATGTGTTGCCGCGTTCTTCGCGTTTTTCGCCGCAGGATAGGAACAGGCTGCGCCGCCACAAAATCTACGACAACACGGCGATGCGCGCGCTGGATGTATTGTCGGCGGGGCTGATGGGCGGGCTGACTTCGCCTTCGCGGCCGTGGTTTCGGCTGGCGGTGGCGGATGAGGCTTTGAACTCGGTGCATGCGGTGAAGGTGTGGCTCTCGGAGGTGGAGCGGCTGATGCTGGCGGTGTTCGCGCGGTCTAACGTGTACGGTGCGCTGCATTCGGTTTATGAGGAATTGGGGGCGTTCGGCACGGCGGCGGTGTTGGTGCTGCCGGATTTCGACGATGTTGTGCGCTGTTATCCGCTGACGGCGGGGGAGTTTGCGCTGGCGGTGAATTACCGGGGCGAGCCGGACACGCTGTACCGTGAGTTCGATCTGACGGTGGGCGCACTGGTGGATGAGTTCGGCTTGGAGGCGGTGAGCCGTTCGGCGCGGGAGTTGTACGAGCGGGGGGAGTATGACACGGCGGTTACGGTGCTGCATGCCATCGAGCCGCGCCGCAGGCGGGACGGTGAGAAGCGCGACGGCAAGAACATGCCGTTTGCTTCGGTGTATCTGGAATTGGGGGCGCAGGATGACAAGGTGCTGCGCGAGGGCGGGTTCACGCGCTTTCCGGTACTCGCGCCGCGCTGGGCGGTGTCGGGCAACGATGTGTACGGACACTCCCCGGCGATGAAGGCTTTGGGTGATGTGCTGCAACTGCAAAGCGAGCAGTTGCGCAAGTCGGCGGCCATCGATTACCAGACCAATCCGCCTTTGGTGGTGCCCAACAGCATGCGGGGGCGGGACGACTTCCTGCCGGGCGGGATTTCGTATTTCGACGGGCAGGATGTGGTGCGTTCGGCTTTCGAGGTGCGTTTGGATTTAAACGCGCTGCTGACGGACATTGAGGATGTGCGGCGGCGGATTCAGGCGGCCTTTTATGCGGATTTGTTTCTGATGCTCTCGGGGGCTGACCGGACGAATATGACGGCGACGGAGGTGGCGGAGCGGCATGAGGAGAAGATGCTGATGCTGGGGCCGGTGTTGGAGCGTCTGCAAAACGAGCTGATCGACCCGCTGATTGCGCTGACCTTCGCGGCGATAGATGAAGCTGGGCTTGTGCCGCCGCCGCCGGACGAGTTGCAGGGGCAGCCTTTGAATGTGGTGCTGCTTTCGATTCTGGCGCAGGCGCAGAAGGCGGTCGGCGTGAACAGCATCGACCGCTTTGTGGCGGCGGTGTCTTCGGTGTCGCAGGTGAAACCGGAGGTGCTGGATGTGTTTGATGCGGACGCGTGGGCGCAGTATTACGCGGACGCGCTGGGGGTTGAGCCGAAGCTGCTGGCGAACCCGCAGGCGGTGCAGGCGTTGCGCGAGCAGCGGGCGCAGGCGCAACAGGTGCAGCAGCAGGCGGCTTTGGCGCAGCAGGGGGCGGATGTGGCGCACTCGCTGGCGCAGGCGCAGGCTTTGAACGGAGGAGTGTGAGATGGCGCAGAACGGTGGCGGTAAAGGCGGCGGCAAGGGTGAAGCCTACGCGGCTTTGGCAACGCAGCTTTTCGGTTTGGCCGGGCAGGTGGCGGGCAGTTTCTATTCGGCAAGGTCGCAAAAAACACAGGCGCGTTTGCAGGCGGATTTGGCGGAGCATAATGCGCGGATGGCGGAGATGGGGGCGCGTCAGGCTTTGTTTTCGGGTCAGCGGCAGGCGGCGGCGCGGTCTTTGCAGGCAGGGCAATTACTGTCGGCGCAGAAGGCGGCGCAGGCGGCCTCCGGTGTGGATTTGTCGGTGGGTTCTGCGGCGGAGTTGCGCGCGGGGACGGAGATTTTTAAGGAGGCGGATGTCAATCAGATTGAGGCTAATGCGCTGATGCAGGCTTGGGGCTACCGGACGCAGGCGGCGGATTACCGGACGCAGGCGGGGATGGCGCGGGCTTCGTCTCCTTCGCCCGCCCTTGCCGCAGGGGCTACTTTGCTGACGGGAGCGGTGAGTGTGGCCGACAGTTGGTATCGTCTGCAAAAAAGCGGGGCGTTGGCGGGCGGCGGGAAGCCGTCTGAAAACGATGACCCGATTTATGGTTTGTATGCCCTGAACGGAGGTTGGAAAAAATGAGGGTGCCGACGCAGGATAATTTTTCGGTTATGCCGGATGCGCTGCCGCAGGCGCGGTTTAATGCGCCGAATGTGCCGGATGCTGGGCGTCAGGCTTCGGCTTTCGGGGCGTCGGCAACGGGCGTCGGCGGGCAGTTGTCGGATTTTGCTTTGCAGATTGCGAAGGAAATCAATGAGACGCGCACAGAGGATGCGCGCAATCAGTTGTCGGCCTTTGCGGACGAGTTGCGCCACGACCCGGAAAAGGGTTTGTTCAACCAACACGGGTTGCGGGCGTTGCAGCGCGACAGCGGGATGGCTTTGCCGGATGAGTACGGCAAGGCTTTTCGCGACCGGTTTGAGGAGATTTCGGCGGGCTTGGGCAATGACGAGCAGCGGCGGATGCTGCAAAAGTCGTTTGTGGCAATGGAGGCGGATTTGCGCGGGGCGGCGATGACGCATTTGTCCAAGCAGTTTAAGACGTATCAGGCGGAAACCAATGCGGCGACGGTGCAGAACAGGGGCAACGGGATTGCGGCGAACTGGCGCGATGATGCTGCGTTGGACGAAAACGCGCGGGGTTTGCACGAGGCGGTGTTGAAGTCGGCCGTGCTTAACGGTTGGGGCGAAGAGAAGACGCTGTCGGAGCTGACGGCTGCGGGTTCGCGCTTTTTCGGGCAGGCGGTGATGGGTGCACTGGACAATAACGATACGGCGCGAGCGCAGGCTTTGTTGGAGCGTTTCCGCCCGGCGATGGACGCGGAGACGGCGGCGCGGCTGGATAAGGCTTTGCAGGGTCAGCGCGACGATGAGGCGGCGCACGACGGGGCGCAGGCGGTGATTAACGGCGTTAAGGACGACGGTTCGATTGATGTGGTGATTCCGTTGGGCGGCAGTACGGGCAAGGGCGGGATTTTCCGCGCGGAATCGGCTTCGCACCATTCGATGAACGGCGAGAAAGGGCTGAACTTCGATTCAATGACGACGGCGGATGTGCAGCAGGCGCAGAAAAAGCATGAGGGCGCGGGCGGCGCGACGGGGGCGGCGGGGCTGTTCCAAGTGATGCCCGCAACGCTGAAAGAGGCGGTACGCAAGGGGAAAATCCCTGCCGATATGCGCTGGACGCGGCAGAATCAAATCAATGTGGTGGGCGCGTATCTGCTGTTTGACAAGCGTGCTGATTCCGTCGGTGCGTATTTGAGCGGCAAGAGCGGCAACCGGCACGCGGCGCAGGAGGGGATGGCGGCGGAGTTTGCCGGTTTCAAACGGCCTTCGGGTTCAGGGGCGTATGACGGGGTGCAGGGCAATCGGGCGACGGTGTCCGCCGACGAGGTGGGCGCTGCTTTGGACAAGGCGCGGGAAGCCTACCGCCAAGCCCTGCCGCGCGGGCGCGAGGCGGCACAGGCAGCGGCGGCGCAGGCGCTGATGGCCGGCGGCACGGGGCGCAAAACCCTCCGTCTGCGGGCGGGCGACGAGGCAGAGGCGGAGCGGTTGGTGGCGGCCATCAAAGACCCGCGCGAGCGGGCGGTGGCGCAGAAGGCGTTGCGCGAGGGCTATTCGCTATTCCATGCGCGGCAGGCGCAGGAGAAGCGGGATTATGCGGACTTTCAAAACGGGGTGCGCGAGAAGCTGGCGATGGGCGGCAGGCTGTCGGCGTCGGACAGGGCGCGGCTGAAGCCGTCGGATGCCTACGATTTGGAACGCTACACCTGGGCGGTGCGAAACGGCAGGGAGGATGCGCTGTTTCAGGAGAATCGGGACGATTTTCTTGCCTATAAGGTGCGGCCGGAATTGCTGTCCAAGATGAGCGAGGCGGAGGTATTGGGTTTGGAAACCAAGTTCGGCGCAACAAAAACGGCGCAGCTTTTGGAAGACTGGAAGAAGATGGCGGAGGCGAAGGAAAAAGGTGTGAAGGCGCAGCCGCAGGTAAAGGCGGATGTGGTGAACGATATTGCGCGGCTGTACAAAGTTGACCGCAAAGACGACCCCGAACGCTATCACGCGCTCTCGGAGAATGTGCAGGCTTTGAATGACAATCTGCGTGTAAAACTGGGGCGCGAGCCGACGGAGCAGGAGTTGCTGGCGGAGGCCAAGAAAATGCAGGCGGAGAAAGAATTGAAGGTTAAAGACGGTTGGTTTTGGGAAAAAACAACGAGACATAGATTGGAAATGACTACGGCAGAGTTGCGGGTGGCGGACGAGTTGAAACGGAAGAAGGAGGCAGGAAAATGAGTTTGCGCGAATCGATAGAAAGAATTGAAGAATATGACCGCCACCGGCAGTTTCTCATCGCCCAATCCGAACGCAGCGCGGGCGTATCGCCCGATGAGGCGGCCAAGCGTCGGCAGACGGCGCAGCGGCTGGGCGTGTCCACGCAGGCGGTGAACGACGCGCCGGAGAATGCAGTTCTGCGCGAGCAGTTGGACAAGATTTGGCGGGACACGCAGGATTCAGACGCACTACGGCGCAGAATGATGCAGCCTGATTTCTACGATGTTGCCAAGGACGATACGGGGGAGCTGTCGGTTGTCGGCGAGCTTGCCAACTCGGTGGGACGCGGCTTTTTCAAGGGGTTGAACAATCTTGCCGCTGCGGCAACCGACCGCAAGACTTTCGATGCGGGAGTGAAACACCTTATCCGCGCCATGCCATTGGGCAGGGATTTGGGCGGTTTGGCAGACATGTACAACTCGGTGCTGATTCCGCCTACTAAGGACAAATTGCAGGCAGGAAATCTGCCCGCGCTGCCGAAGCTGAACATTCCCGCAGCGTCGGATTTGATTCCCGAAGATGTTCTCCGCCGCTTCAACGAACGGCGGGCAAAAGATTATGTCGGCTTCGACAATTGGACGAACAAACACTTTTCGCCGTCGGCGCGTTTGCAGAAAGACCGCGAGGGTTTTGCCAAAACGGAAGGCTTCGGCGATGCGGCGGCCTATATTCTGACGCATCCCTATATGACGGCGAATGTGTCGGCGGAGTCGTTCGGACAGTTCGTGCCCGCGCTGGCGGCAACGGCGGCAACGAGAAACCCCGCCGTCGGCGCGGCGGTGATGGGAACGGGGTCTTTTGCGACGGAGTATGCGGCCACGTTGGCGGAAACGGCGGAAGAGAACGCGGCGAAGTTGTCGGGATTGGGGCGCGAGGAGGCTTTGGCGCGGGTGTTGTCCGACCCGGCCATATTGGATGCGGCGCGGGAAAAGGCGGCCAAGCGCGGTTTGGCGGTAGGCTTGTTTGACGGAATGACGGCGGGCTTGGCAGGACGGCTGCTTTCCGGTGCGCGTTCAGTGTCGGGTGCGGCGGCGCGGACGGCGGGCGAAGCGGGCGTACAGATGGCGGGCGGCGCGGCAGGCGAGGCAGCGGCGCAGGCGGTGACGGGCGAGTGGACGCCGCGCGAGATTGTGATGGAGGCGTTTGCGGAGATTCCGACGGCGCCGGTCGAGGGGTATCGGAATTTTCAGGAAGGCCGCCTGAAAGCAAAAGAGGCGCAGGAACACGCGCGGCATATGCAGCAGCAGGCTGACGCGGTGGCATCTTCCAAGCTGACCGCGCGCGCGCCGGATTTGCAGGCGGATTTCATCAACGAAAGCTACGGCGAGGAAAACAGCAGGCTGTTTTTCGACGCGCAGACGCTGATGCAGTCGGGTTTGTCCGAGACGGTGGCGCAGGCGGTGCCGCATCTTGCGCCGCAGATTGAAGCGGCGGCGGCCTCGGGCGGGATTGTGGAGATGACGCGCGGGGACTTCCATGCCTTTCTGCCGCAGGAGGCGCAACATCATTTGGCCAGCATTGCGCGTTTGTCGCCCGGTGCGTTTTCCGCTGCGGAGGCGCAGGCGTGGGAGGAATCGGAAGCGGCGGCAGAGTTTGAGGATATGGCAAAGCGGGCGCAGGAAGACGCTGCGGCGGCTTTGCGCGAACGGCAGGCGTTTGACGCGCTCAAAGCACAGTTTAAGGGCGAATTGCTGGATACGGGGCGTATGGATGCGAAGGGCGCGGATGATGCGGCTTCGCTGTGGGCGTCGCACGTCCAAGCCTATGCAGGCCGTCTGAATCTGTCGCCCGAGGCGTTTATGGAGCGTTACGGCCGTCTGAACGTGGTCGGAGATAGCCTGACGCGGGAAGGGGTGTTTTCGCAGGCGTTGGCTTCCGCTCCGCCGAAGGGTTGGGTACATAGTACCAATCCGCAGGATGTGATCGGATTATGGGATGACACTACTTCGGCGCGGGCGATATTTTGGACGGGGATAGACAATCAAGTTGCCGTAGAGGCGGCAGACGCTTCCGACTATTCGCACTCCATTAGTGCGGATGTTGTACGCCATATTAAAAACAGGCATGGGAATGATGCGGACGGACAGTTGCCGGTAACGGCGGAAGATTTGGTCAAGATACCGGAGATTATTGCAAATTATGATGAGGTTCGAACGAACCTGCAAAATCCCAAAACAGGTGGGCAGAGGATTGCCTATGCCAAGAGAAGCGAAGATAGCTTACTGATTTATTTGGAAGAATATGTAAGAAGTAGAAACAACCTGAAAGGTGTTTCTATGTGGAAGTATCCGCCAACGGCTGATGTCGGGAATGTGCTTGCGCATATTACCCGCCCCAGCCTATACGTCCGAAACGGGGTGGCGGCGTACGACGATACTACCGCCGATGCCGGAATCAATCAAGATGTTTTGTTTCAGTCGGCCACTGAGGAGGCGCGGCAGTTTGAGGAGACCGCTGCGCAATACGGCGGGGAGGCGGCGTATAAGCAGGCCAAGGCAGATGGGGAAACGGTGCTGACCTACCGCCAGTGGGTGCAGGTGCGTACTCCTGCATTTAAGGAGTGGTTCGGCGATTGGGAAAACGACCCGGACAATGCTTCTAAAGTCGTGAATCCGGAAACGGGTGAGCCGTTGGTGGTGTATCACGGGACAGATGCAGAATTTAATGTATTTGACCGAAATAAAACGGGCTCAAATACGGATAACGGGATGCGCGGTAAAGGCTTTTATATGGCTACAGATAGGCGGACGGCAGAAGGATACGGAAACCGCCTGATAGAATCGTTTACAGACCTGAAAAAACCTTTCTACCCGTCTGATTTCGAATCCGCCGAAGCAATAGCGCAATACCTAACTGGGGAACTCGAAGCAAAAGGATTTGATGAGTATACCGTTGATGAAGCCATGTTCAAGATTCGGGGCGGTAGGTTCACGGTCGGACAATCATATTCCGGAACTTTTGCCAGCATACTGAAAGATGCGGGTTTTGACGGGGTTGTCTATCAAAAAGCGGAAGAAGTGGTTGCCTTCCGTCCTAACCAAATCAAATCCGCCACCGATAACAGCGGGGCGTTTTCGGCGGATGATGACAGTATTTTGTATCAAGACGCACGCGGCATGTTTGACCACATGGCCGACACGATTGCGCTGTTGAAAAACGCCGACGCTTCCACCTTCATCCATGAGTTCGGCCATTTCGAACTGGAAGTGATGAGCCGCATCGAGCGGGATTTGCGTGCCGTGCCGCAATCGGAAATGACGGAGAGCGAGCGGCAGGTGCTGGCGGACTTTCAGACGGCCTTGGACTGGTTCGGTGTGAAGGACGCGGACACTTGGGCGGCGATGAGCCTTGAAGAGCAGCGGGAGCATCACGAGAAATTCGCGCGTGGTATGGAAGCCTATCTGTTTGAGGGCAAGGCCCCGAGCGAAGCCCTGCGCAGCGTGTTCAGTCGTGTGGCGCGTCTGCTGAAACGGATCTACCGCTCCCTGCTGAATCTGAATGTGGAGCTGTCAGACGACATACGCGGCGTATTCGACCGCCTGCTGGCAAGTGACGGGCAGATTGCGGAAACTTCGTATATCAACGGCGCGACGCTGCTGTTTGCCGAAGACGCGGAATTTCAGGCGATGGATGAAGCGGCGCGGCGCGAAGCGGAGGACGAATTGGGACGGCGTGCGCTGCGCGATATGGCCTTTGCCCGCAACGCCCGCAGCCGCGAGATACGCCGTCTGAAAAAGGAATACAAGGCCGATTTCGCACGGGCGGAGATGGCGGCACGCGGCAGCATCATGAAGCAGCCCGTATACCGCGCATGGCAGCTTTTGACGGCGAAGATGACCGACGAAAACCGCATAGACGGCAACAGCAAGGAAGAGCGCGAGTTCAGGCGCAAGGCCAAAGTGTTGCAGGGCAAGCCTGTGTATACCATCGACATGCGCACCGCGCCGCAGGGTTTTAAAGCATTGCGCGAATGGGCGCAGGATATTTTCGATAAGGCAGGAAATCAGGCCGCAAACCCTGAAATCGGCACTGTTTTACTGAACGAACGTTCGGTGCGCGACTCCATTGCCCACGGCATGAATCCCTTTAAGGCAGAGGCTTTTCAAGCTGTGCCCGATGTGATCGCAAAAGGCGCGGTAGTGCATCGGGGAGAGAATCCTGAAAACGGTGTGCGGTATGCCTATATCAGTGCGCCTGTAGTAATTGAAGGCAAAGAAGATATTGTTACGGTATTGGTGCGTGATTCGGGAGACGGCGGACGCATGTATCTGCACAGCGTCGCCACAAAAGAAAGTATCCTGAATGCCAGTGATACCGAGACGACTGAAATCAGCCGCGAAACGGGGAAGGTCAATTCAGGATACATAGCCAATATACTCCGCTCCTATCTCAAATACAAGCCCAAAACCGACCGCACCGCGCTAGCCCCGTCTTCCGATTCCCTGATGACTGCCATCGCCAAACTCGGCGGCCTGAACAAAGACGAGCTGGTGCGCGAGTGGGGCATTGACCCGAAAGACAAGATTGCCGCGCCGGCATTCGGCATGCCCGTTCTGCGGCGCAGCAAAGGCCGCAGCATCGACGAGATGGCGGAGCTGCTGGCCGAAGAGGGATACCTGCCGACCGACAACGGCAAGGCCGATGTGCGCGATTTGGAAGAGCGCTTTTCAGACGGCCTGTCGGGGCGGGACTGGTACAGCCGCCACTATGTGCCGCGCGAAGAGAGAAAGGCGGGCGAAGATGTCGCCAATCCCTTTGCGCTGACGGCCGTGCGGCTGGACGAAGACAGCCTGTCCGGCCTGCCCGCCGACTGGGCGCAGGTGCTGCAAGAACGCGGCATGACCGCGAAAAAAGGCGGCATGCACCCCGATATTGCGGCGGGACTGATTTTGGATGAAAACGGCGAACCGGTGTTTGCCGACGGCGTGGAACTGGCGCAGGCTTTGGCCGAAGCACTGCCGCCGCAGGAGGAAATCGAGCGGACGGCCATGCTGAACCTGCTGGCGGAGAAAGGCGAAGTGCCGACACAGGCCGACTTTGAAGAGGCGGCCGATTTGGCGGTACACAACGGCCTGCGCGCGCGGATTATCGCGGCGGAGTTGAACCGTCTGAATGAGGCCGTCGGCTCTGCCGCCCTGCTCAAACAGGCGGCGAAGGTGTTGGCAAAAGAGCGGGTGGCGCAGATGAAGACGCGCGATTTGCGCCCGAGTGTGTTCACGCGGCAGGAAGCGGCGGCGGCTAAGGCGGCGGAAAAGGCGTTTAAGGCGGGCGACACGGAGACGGCGGCGGCACACAAGCGCAGCCAGCTCATTCAGAACGCGCTGGCACGGGAGACGCTGCTGGCGCGGGAGGAGATGGAGAAGACGCGCAAATACCTTGCCAAGTTCGACCGCGTGCAGACGGGTGTGGACATTGCCTTCCGCGAGCAAATCGAAGCCCTGCTGGAAGACGTGGAGCTGCGCCCATTGTCGCTGAAAGAAACCGACCGGCGCAAATCGGCCTACCGCTTTGTGCAGGAGATGGAAGCCGAAGGCATGGCGCACAATCTCGACCCCGAATACATCGACCGTATCAGCCGCACAAGCTGGCGGGAAATGACGGTGGAGGAAATGCGCGGCTTGGCCGACACGGTGCGCCAGTTGGAGCACTTAGGCCGTCTGAAAAACAGGCTGCTGTCCAATCAGGCCAAGCGCAGCTATCAGGAGGTGCGCGACGAGCTGGCGGGCGTGCTGGAAGCGTCGTCCAAGGTGCAGGGGCGCAAGGCCAAAGTTCGGCGCGAGGCGGCAACGCGCTGGGAGAAATCGGCGCAATGGCTCTCGGGCGTTTGGTGGGGCCACCTCAAAATCTCGACCATCGCGCGGATTTTCGACGATGGCAAGGACAACGGGGCGTTCTTCCGCCATTTCATCCTGCCGCTGAAACAGGCTGCCGACCGCGAAGCGACGATGACGGCAGAGGCGGCGGAGAAGCTGTATGCGGTGTTGCAACCGCTATCGCGGCATGCAGGCCGTCTGAAAGGAATGCTGGTGCAGAAGCAGGACTATCAGGGCTTGGGCAGGCTGACGCGCGAGCAGCTTTTCGCCGTTGCGCTGAATATGGGCAACGCGGGCAATTTGCAGCGTCTGCTGGACGGCAGCGGCTGGCATCTTGCCGACGTGGAGCGGGCAGTATCGACGCTGACGGCGGAAGAATGGCATGCCGTGCAGGGCGTGTGGGACTTTTTGGAAAGCTACCGGCCGCAGATTGCCGCGCTGGAACGGCGGATGACGGGCGTAGAGCCGGATTGGGTTCAGGCGCGGCCGTTCAAAATCATGTCCGCCGACGGCGTGGAAGTGGAGATGCGCGGCGGCTACTACCCGGCCAAATACGACCGCGAAGGCAGCGGCGCGGCGGAGAAAAACGAAGCCACCACTGACGCCAAAGCGCAAACCGCAGCGGCGGGGCTGGCGGCGGCCACACGGCGCACGTTTACCAAGCAGCGCGTGAACGAAGTGAAAGGCCGCCCCTTGCGTTTAAGCCTGAATGTGGCCTACGACGCGTTCAACGAAATCATTCACGACTTGACGCACCGCGAGGCCGTCGCCGACGCCAACCGCCTGCTGAACTCGCACACACTGGACACGCTGATACGGCAGCACTACGGCGCGGCGGCCAAGCGGCAACTGACCGAAGCGGTGAAGGACATTGCGGCGGGCAACAGCGGCGCGGCGCAGGCTTTGGACACAATATCGGCGCGGCTGCGGCAGAACGTGAGCGTGGCGGGCTTAGGTTTCAACGTCACTTCGGCGGCCATGCAGCTGACGGGCATTGTCCCGGCCATGACGCGGCTGGGTGCGGGCTATACGGCCAAGGCGATGATGACCTACTTCGCCCATCCCGTAGCGTCTACGCGCGGTGCGAACGAGTTGTCGGAGATGATGGCAAACCGCACGCGCACGCGATTCCGCGAACTGAACGAGGTTGCCAACAGCGTCAACGGCAGCGACGGCATCATCCGCCGCTACGCCTACTGGATGATGATGCGGATGCAGCAAATCGTCGACACTATTGTTTGGCACGGCGCGATGATGAAGGCGCAGGACGCGGGCATGGCGCAGGAAGATGCGGTGCAGGTGGCCGATCAGACCGTGCTGGACACGCAGGGCGGTGGGCAGGCGAAAGACTTGTCGGCATTGGAGCGCGGCGGCGCGACGACTAAGCTGTTCACGGTGTTTTACTCTTACATGAACACCGCGCTGAACATGGGCGCGGCCACGGCGATGACGGAGCGAAACAAGGGCAAAATGGCGGCGCACCTGCTGTTGCAGTGGGTTGTGCCGACAGCGCTGACGGCCTTGTTCAAAAGCCTGCTTACGCCGGGCGACGATGACGACGATTTGGCGAAAAAGCTGGCCAAGGAGCAAATCAGCTTCATGTTGGGGATGTTCGTCGGCGGCCGCGAGCTGGCGCAGATGGGCGATATTGCCACCGGTGGGAAGTTTTACGGCTACAACGGCCCGTCAGGCGTGCGCCCGATTGCCGACACCTACAAGCTGGCGCAACAGGCGCGGCAGGGCGAGTTTGACAAGGGGCTGGCAACGGCCACCATCAACCTGCTGGGCAGCGGTTTCGGCTTGCCGTCGGCGCAAATCAACCGCACAATAAAAGGGGCGGAGGCGTTGAACAAGGACAAAACCGACAATCCGGCGGCCTTGCTGTTCGGGTATGAGGGCAAGAAATAGGCCGTCTGAAAAATCCGCAAAGAAGAAAGCCCGCATCGCTGCGGGCTTTTGCTATATCCACAACACCCAGTTGGGCGCGGCGGCCGTGCCTTTGTTGAGATAGACGTTCAGGCTGGAAGTGTGCCACAGGCTGCCCTGCGGCAGGGCGAATGTGCCGGGCGCGCCGCCGCCGGAGCGGACGATGACGCGGCCGTCTTCGATCTCGGTGTCTTCGCCGGAGACGGAGAAGGCGTTGGCCTTGTCTACGGATTTGTATTTGCCGCTCTGGTTGCCTGCCATATTGAGGACGGAATCTTTGCCGAAAGCATCGAAGCGGATGCCCTCGTTGCTGGTTTGGATGAAGATGTTTTGCGCTTTGAGCAAGCCCGCGCCCTTCCAAATAATGTGTTTGGTCTGCGCCACACCGTAGAGGTTGTCGATGCTGACTTGGGCGCGGGGGGAATTATTGCGGATAAGGACAAGGGTGTCGGCACAGACGGCGGTGAAGCCGATGTTGCGCAGGGTAACGATGCCGGCGTTTTGTTCGATTCTGATGCCGCGGTCGGAATCGTTGGTGAGGTTGGCGATGTGGACACCGTCCGCGCCGTAGATAAGCACGGCCAAGCCTTCGCCACCGTATTTGGCCGGGTCGATGGAGACGATGTGGATGGTGTCCGCACTGTTGCCGACAATGCGGTCGTCGGCTTTGCCCGCCCTGCCGACGGAAAACATGATGCCGACGCCGACGTCTTCGACAACACAGTCGCGGGCGACGGAGGCGCGGGCGGAGACGGTGTCGGAGTGGCCTTTGATTTGGATGCCGCAGGTCATGCCCCGCGCGTAGCTGTTGCTGACGGTGCAGCCGCTGCATCCTTCGTCGATTTCAAAACCCTGCTGCGTGCCTTTGGCGGGCAGCGGATGGTCGGTGCTGTCGTAGATGGCGGTGCAGTTGTTGAAGACGACGCCGTCGCTGTCGTGGCAGGTGAAGCAATCGTCGCGGTAGGGGTTTTTGGCGACGCAGTTTTCGATGACGACGTTTTTGCTGCGGGTGAGCGGGGTGTAGCTGGCACTGTATTGGTCGGCAGAAACATCGAAGCAGTGCAGCGGCGCGTTTTCGGCGCGGACGTTTTCCACGCGACAGTGTTCCACGGCAGAGAGTTTGACGCCGCAGGCTTGGTTGTTGATGTGCGTGCCGATTTGGTAGCGGCTTTCCCATGCGCAGTCGATGCGCAAATCGCAGAGGGTGATGTGGCGGTCGTAGCCGCTGCGCACCTCATAATTGTTGGATGCGTTGGTGAAAACGTTGGCGATGGCCGGTAGCGACGGGTGGGCTTTGAACAGGGTTTTGTCCATGCCCGCGCCCTTGAAGGTGGAGTGCGAGGGCAGTTTGAGTTCTTCTTCGGTGAGGTACTCGCCCGCTGCGGCGGCGAGGGTGCAGCGTCCGGCGCAGGCGGCAAGGGCGGCGTTGACCGCCGCGCCGACGGGTTCGCCGGTGTCGGGCAGAATGCCGAAGTCGGCAAGGGTGGCGGTGTCGCCGGACAACTGCCGTTTCCAGCGCGTGCCGTCGGCGGCGACGATGGTGAGGCCGCCGTCGTCGGGCGTAGTCCGGTCGTTCGGGTCGGCGGTGAAAACGCCTCCGCCCACCGTGCCGTGTTCGTAATAGGCAGCAACAAGGACGGGACGGCCGCCGTCGACGTGCTGCCGCAGTTTTGCAATACTGGGAACAGTGTGCGGCAGTTGGCCGGACAACTCGAAGGCGGCGTTGCCGATAAGGTTTTCGGCGCGGCGGACGGCGGCCTGCGCGGCCTGTGCTGAGGCGGCGGCCTGTTCGGGGTAGTTGTTGTTTTCCAGCCCGCTGCCGTCGGCGTTCCAGCCTATGCCCTTGCCCGGGCTGGGCGCGGGCAGTGTGAGGTTCACGCTGCTGATGACGGAGACTTTGAGGGCGCGTCCGACCTGTTCGCGGATTTGCTGGTCTTGAATGACCAGCTTGTCCAGCGCGTCGTTGAGATTGGCGGGGTAGAAGCCGCCGTGGTTGGTGAAGACGGCCGGTTGCAGATAGGGCTGGTTGCTGACAATGACGAGCCTGCGCCCTTGCGCCAGCGGCGCGGCCAAATCGATATGGCCGCCGTCGGTTTCGAGGGCAGCGGTGTAGTCGCGGCCTTCGGACAAAATGTGTTCGTTGCCGATGGCGTCGTCGGTAATGACGGCGATGTGTTCGGTTTTGAGAATGCGGAAGTCGAAAGGGTAACGGGTAGTCTTGCCGTCGCCGGTGAAAATACCGGTTTTGCGGTTTTCGCTGCTGATGGCCATGGCGTTTTTCCTTGTTTGAAAAACGGCGATGGTAAGGTCGGCGGCGGAGAATAACGGGTATGTGGCCAAATAGGGATATACCCATCAAATGTACTTGATTTATATGGATATAATTTTTAATCTGTTGCGTATGACTTTTTTGGGTATTGGTAAAACTTTATAAAAATCATAGTGTTGAATTTATTTTGATGGGTATCCCGCTTTTGCGGCACATACCCGTCATAAACGGCAGCTTGGTTTAGCATTGCCCGCATAGCGAAAGCCCGCAGAGGGTGCAAGCTCTGCGGGCTTTCTGTATTTAATCAAATGGTGGTAGGCGATGTATCGGGACAATCAGGAGAAGCTGCGCCGTGCGCTGCGGCAGCGGGATGAGGATTTTTCCCGGCTGATGGCCGAAGAGTGGGGGCGGCGGATTGTGCGCCTGCTGCTGGCCGAGGCGGGTGTGTGGCGGGGGAGTTTCTCGCCGGACGCTTTTCAGACGGCCTTTAACGAGGGGCGCAGGGCGCAGGGTTTGTTTTTATTGGACGCGGTGAAACACTGCGATGAGTTTTTGTTGTTGATGGAGCGTGAAGAAGATGAGCGAAGCGAATCAGGAGAATCAGGCGGCGGGTACTGAAAACAATCAGGACACGCTGTTGGGCGGTGCGCCGCAGGAGACGGAGAACAGGCCGTCTGAAAACCCGCCCGAGGGTGGTGTGCCGGACGGGGCGGGCGAGAGGCCGTCTGAAAACGGCGATAAGCCGCAGCAGCCGGTTGTGCCGGAGCAGTATGAGTTCAAGCCGCCCGAGGGGATGGAATTTGACGAAGCAACCATCGGCGTGTACGCCGAGGCGGCGCGTGAGGCGGGTTTGTCGCAGGAGGCGGCGGACATTGTGCTGAACAAAATCGCGCCGCATCTGGCGCAGCAGCAGGCGGCCAGGCTGGCCGAGGCGCGCAACGATTGGGCGCAGCAGTCCCGCGCGGACGCGGAGTTCGGCGGCGAGAAGCTGGATGAGAATCTGGCGGTGGCGAAAAAGGCGGTGGAGGCGTTTGCCACGCCGGAGTTGAAAACGCTTTTGGAGCAGTCGGGCTTGGGCAACCATCCGGAAATCATCCGTCTGTTTTACCGCGCGGGCAGGTCTTTGTCGCAGGACGGCTTTGTCGGCGGCAAGGCGGTTCAGGCGGACGCGCAAAGCATATTTTCCAAAAGCAATATGAACCCCTAATGAAGAAAGGAATTTAAATGTCTGTTTTAAAACAAATGAATCCAACGCTGGCCGACGTGATGGCGCGTACCGGCGCAGACGGCAAACTGCTGAACGTCGTCGAGATGCTCAACGAGACCAACGAGGTAATCGATGATTTGGTGATGATTGAGGCCAACGGCACGACCGCGCACAAAACGACCATCCGCTCGGGCTTGCCGGAGGCGACTTGGCGCATGTTCTATCAGGGCGTGCAGCCGTCCAAATCGACCGTACTTTCCATCAGCGACGCCATCGGCATGCTGGAAGCGTATGCCGAAACCGACAAATCGCTGTGTGATTTGAACGGCAATTCCGCCGCTTGGCGCATGAACGAGGAACGCGCGTTTTTGGAGGCGATGGCGCAGAAGATGGCGCAGACGCTGTTTTACGGTTCGCAGGCGCAGAACGGCGCGGCGTTCAACGGCCTTGCGCCGCGCTTCTCCGATTTGCACGCCGAAAACGCCCGCAACATCGTGGACGGCGGCGGCACGGGTGCAGACAACACTTCTATTTGGTTGGTGGTATGGGGTGCGAACACCTGTCACGGCATCTACCCGAAAGGCACGAAGGCGGGCTTGCAGCACCATGATTTGGGCGAAGTTACCCTGCATGACGAGAACAACGGCAGGTATCAGGGCTACCGCTCCCACTACAAATGGGACTTGGGTTTGAGCGTGCGCGACTGGCGTTATGTGGTGCGCATCGCCAATGTGGATGTGAAGAAACTCACCAAAGACGGCAAGGCGGGCGCGGACTTGATTGACCTGATGACGCAGGCGGTGGAGCTGATTCCCAACCTGAACGCGGGCAAGGCGGTATTCTACTGCAACCGCGAAATCCGTTCGATTCTGCGCCGCCAAATCGCCAACAGGGTGGTCGGCTCGACGCTGACGATGGAAGAGGTTGCGGGCAAGAAAGTGGTTGCGTTTGACGGCATTCCCGTTCGCATCTGCGACCAGCTTTTGTCTACCGAAGAACGCGTGAAATAAGGAGGCGCGAGATGATTTTGGATTCTACTTTGCAACTGGCCGCCGGCCAGGTGGTTACGGCTTCGGCGGCGACGGCTAATACCATAGACTTCGGCCAGAAAACGCCGAACCTCGGCATGGGGCATAGCCCGCTTTATGCGGTGCTGACCGTGCCTGTGGCTTTCGCCGGCCTGACTTCGCTGCGCTTTTCCTTGCAGGATTCGGACAAGGAGGCGACGGATTTTGCCGACGTGCTCTCGGGCTTGAACCTGAAAGCGGCGGATCTGACGGCGGGGGCGCAGTATGTGCTGCCGCTGCCCGTGGCGCACAAACGCTATCTGCGCGGCTATTTCACCGTGCAGGGCACGGCCACGGCGGGCAAGGTCGATGTGGTGATTGCCAGCGGCATCCAAATGAACAATCCGCCGCCCGAAAGCGCGAACGTGTGGGGGAGCCGCAAATGAAGGTGAAAGCGACAAAAGCCGGATACTGCGGCGGCTACCGCATGGCGGGCGACGTGTTCGAGGTGGAGGACGGTTTGACGGCATCTTGGTTTGTGCCGCTGGAACCGGAACCGGAACAACCCGAACCGGAACAACCCGAACCGGAACAACCCGAACCGGAACAACCCGAACCGGAACAACCCGAACCGGAACAGACCGAACCGGAAGCGGAACAGACCGAATCCAACAGACGTAAAAAGTAGGTTTTCAGACAGCCTGTGGGAAACCGCAGGCCGTTTTTGCAGGAGGGGCGATGGCTTCGGAAGTGGAAATTTGCAATCTCGCGCTGGCACGGCTGGGCGATGCGGCGACGGTGGTGTCGATAGACCCGCCCGAGGGCAGTGCGCAGGCCGAGCATTGCGCGATGTTTTACCCGATGGCGCGGGACACACTGCTTGCGCAGCATCCGTGGGGCTTCGCGCAGCGGCGGGTGCGTCCGGCGCGGCTGGCAGCGGGCTATCTGCTGCCGGATGATTGTTTGTGTGTGAACGATACGGGCAGGCCGCAGGGCTGGCATGTGGAAAACTCGGACGGCCATGTGCTGCTGGTTGCGGACTTTGAAATACAGGAAATCCGCTACACGGCGCGGATTAAGGATGCGACGCGTTTCCCGCCTTTGTTTGTGTCGGCTTTGGGCTGGCAGCTTGCATCGATGATGGCTGGGGCGGTGCTTAAAGCCGAGGCGGGGATACAGATGGGCGCGGTGTGCGCCCAGCAGGCGGCGCAGGTTTTGGCACAGGCGAAGAATGCCGACGGGGAGCAGTATGCCGAGCGGCCGCGCCATGTTGCGCCGTGGATACGGGCAAGGGGGCAGGGATGGCCAATATCAGGATTTTGAAGCAGTCGTTTTCCGGCGGCGAGGTGTCGCCGGAGATGTTCGGCAGGATTGAGGATACGGGCTATCAAAACGGCGCGGCGATGGTACGCAATTTTATGGTGCGCCCGCAGGGTTCGCTGGAAAACCGCGCGGGCTTTGCCTTTGTGCGGGCGGCCAAGTATGCCGACAAGGCGGTGCGGCTGATTGCCTTTGCCTATTCGCCGACGCAGACGCTGGTGATTGAGTTCGGCCACAAATACTGCCGCTTCCATTCGCAGGGTGGCACGGTGCTGGACGGGTCGGGGGACGTGTATGAAATCGAAACGCCGTATGAGGAGGCGCATCTGTTTGACGTGCACTATGTGCAGTCGGCAGACGTGATGACGCTGGTGCATCCGCAGTATGCGCCGCGCGAGTTGCGCCGCTACGGTGCGGCGGACTGGCGTTTGCAGGAAATCGCCTTCGAGCCGACGCTTGCGCCGCCCGCGAACGCGAAGGGGCAGGCGCACGGCGGCGGGGGTATCGAAACGCAGTATGTGGTTACCGCGCTGGACGGCAACGACGAAAGCCGCGCGTCGGCGGCGGTGAAGCTGACCAACAATCTCTACACCACAGGCAACCGCAATGTGCTCTCTTGGGACAAGGTTGCGGGGGCGAAGCGGTACAAGGTGTACAAAAAATCGGGCGGGCTGTTCGGCTACATCGGCCAGACGGAGGATACAAGCCTCATCGACGACAACATCGCGCCGGATTTGGCCTCCACGCCGCCCATCTATGACAACGTGTTCGCATCGGGCGGTATCACGGGAATACCGGTGGAAAACGGCGGCAGCGGCTATACCAACAAGGGCGCAATCACGGAAATCAGGATACAGAAAAGAGGGATAGGTTATCTCGTCACCGGCACATACCGCACGGGGCAGGTGTTTGACGCTTATTCGCAGACACTCGGCCGCAACGCGCCGCACCGTTGGGAGCTTACGGGAGATGGCAAGGGGGCGGAATGCGAAGTAACGGTGCTGGATAGCAAAGTGGAAAGTGTGCGGCTGACCAACGGCGGCAGCGGCTATTCCCGTGCGGCTCTGGAATGCCGCTATCGGGACGCCAATGGCGAGTGGCAACCTGTTTTTCATCATCAAGCCACAGGCGGCGGCAGCGGCAGGAGTTATGCGCAGTTCGGCTTTTCGTTCGCGGGCGTCCCGTATGTTTATTTGGAAGTATCGGGAAAACTCTACTCGCATGTGGATTTGCGCCCGGTGGTCGAAAACGGTGTGGTCAGGCGCATCGAAGTAGTTAACGGCGGGCGCGGTTTCAAAGACGGCGAAGTAAGGGCGGAGATACGCGGCGGCGCGGGCAGCGGCGCGGTGTTGGGCAAGCCTGTATTGGAAGGGCAGGACTTCCCCGCCGCCGTATCCTACTTCCAGCAGCGTCGCGTCTTTGCCGGAACGGTGTCCAAGCCTTTGCATGTGTGGATGAGCAAAAGCGGCACGGAAAGCAATATGTCGTACAGCATTCCCAGCCGCGCCGACGACCGCATCCTGTTCCGCATCGCGGCGCGGGAGGCTGGGATGGTGTCGCACATTGTGCCGCTTTCCAAGCTGGTGCTGCTCTCGGGCGCGGCGGAGTGGAATGTGAACACCCTCAACAGCGACGCACTCACGCCGGACAGCGTGTCGGTGTCGCCGCAGTCGTATGTCGGCGCGTCGCAGGTGCAGCCGGTAATCGTGAACAACTCGCTGGTTTACGCGGCGGCACGCGGCGGCCATGTGCGCGAGCTGGCCTACAACTGGCAGGCGGGCGGCTACATCACCGGCGATTTGTCGCTGCGCTGCGCCCATCTGTTTGACGGGCGGGAAATCCGCGATTTGGCGCAGGCCAAAGCACCCTATCCGGTGGTGTGGGCGGTGTCATCGGACGGTTCGCTTTTGGGCTGCACCTACCTGCCCGAGCAGCAAATCGGCGCGTGGCACCGGCACGATACCGACGGCGCGTTTGAAAGCTGCGCCTGCGTGTCGGAAGGGGCGGACGACATTCTCTACTGTGCGGTGAGGCGGCAGATAAACGGGCAGACGGTGCGCTATATCGAGCGCATGGCCGGCCGCCGTTTCGATGCGCCGGAAGACGCGTTTTTTGTGGACTGCGGCCTCTCTTATGAAGGCGCGCCGACCGACAGCGTGGGCGGCTTGGAACACATCGAAGGCAAAACCGTCCACATCCTCGCTGACGGCGCAGTGATGCCGCCGCAGACGGTAAAGGGCGGGCGGGTAAGCCTGCCGCATCCGGCGGCGAAAATCCATGTTGGCCTGCCGATTGCAGCGGATATGCAGACGTTGCCGCTGGCCGTGCCGCTGGACAATGCCTACGCGCAGGGGCGGCAGAAAAACATCAACAAAGTATGGCTGCGCGTCTACCGCTCAGGCGGCATCTGGGCAGGGCAGGCGCAGACGGAGCTGACCGAATACAAGCAGCGCACGGTCGAGCCGCCGGGCAGTCCGCCGCGTCTGAAAAGCGAAGCGGTAGAAATCACCCTGCGCGGCCAGTGGAGCGAAGACGCGCAACTGTTTGTCCGCCAAATCCATCCGCTACCGCTGACGCTGCTTTCCGTGGCGGCCGAGGTGGCTATTTCATAAAAAAAGGGAAAACCATGCCACTTGAAACATCTGCCGCCGCCGGCGGCTATCTGGTCAATATCGGCGTAATCGGCATTGCCGGCACATTGTTCGGCCTGCCGCTGGACGCGCTGATATTGGGCGGCCTGACGGGCGCGGTGGTGCAGGGTTTGCGTCCTGCATCCACCCGCCGTGCGGGCTTTTTTTCCATCATGCTGTCCATGCTGTTGGCGGGAGCGGTCGCACCCCTGCTGATGGGCTGGACGGCGAAACACATCGGCCTGTCGGACGGCGGCGCGGAACTGTTGCGCCCGCTGTTGCCTGTCGCCGTCGGCGGCGGCTGGCCGTGGCTGATGCCGCTGCTGCGCGATTACGTGCTGTCGTGGGTCAAGAAAAAAACGGAGGGATGACTTATGTTTATGAGCAGTATCAACATACTCGCATCGTTGGCGATTATTGCCCATTGCGGCTGCCGCTTGAGCGTACAGCAATGGAAGATGAAGCAGCCCGAGTTATGGATACACGCCCTGCTGCTGGCCGCATCCATCGGCGTGGCCGCATCCAACCTGTCGGGGCAGACGCGCAATCCGCACGAGGTTTTTTTAAACGTTGGCATCGCGGCCTACTTCATGGCGCAGACATGGCGGCTGCGGCATCGGGACGCGAAAGATTGGTAATACTTTGGAGGAAAAAGAAATGAACGAAAACCTTAAACTGGACGACGCGGGCTACGCGCTGATTAAAAAATGGGAAGGCGTGAAAACCCGCGCCTATTCGGACAGTGCGGGCATCCCCACGATCGGCATCGGCTTCATCCGCTACACGCTGGGCGCAAAGGCGGGACAAAAGGTGCGGATGGGCGACACATTGACCGAAGCCGAAATCAAGGCCGAATTTCTCAATCAAGTCAAAACCTATGAAGACGGCGTGCGGCAGGCGGTGCGCACGGAACTGACACAGTCGCAGTTTAACGCCTGTGTTTCGCTGTGCTACAACATCGGCGTAGCCGCGTTTGCCAAGTCGTCTGTAGCCCGCCTGTTGAACGAACGCCGTTATCAGGCTGCCTGCAATGCGTTTGCCTTATGGAACAAAGCGGGCGGGCGCGTGGTGCAGGGCTTGGTCAACCGCCGTGCAGACGAACAGAAGGAGTTTTTCCGCAATGGTTGAGCCGAAATATTGGAAACCCCTTGCCGCACTGGCGGTGGTCGCCCTGTTGTTTGGCGCATGGCAGGCCGACCGCACCATGCAATACCGAAAGGGCAGGGCGGACGAAGCGGCCAAAATCAGCCTGACGCTGGCCGAAGCCGCCAACAAACAGGCGGCTGCCGCGCGGGAGAAAGAGCGCCGCGCTGCCGCCGAACTGGCCGAAAGGCAAACCGAACTGGAAAAGGAAAGACAAGATGCTGAAAAATCTATTGGTGCTATGCGCCTTGAGCTTGACCGCCTGCGCCAACACGCCGCCCGTCAAAGTGGCCGCCGAAACCTGCCCGCAACCGCTGCAACCGCCGCCACACCTGATGGCGCGGCAGGTGCCGAAGGCTGGGAGCTACTCGGACGCTGCGCGGCGGAATATGCGGGAATGGCAGAAACAGCCGACACCCAGGCCGCCGATTTGAGGGAATGGCAGGCGTACGGCGGGGCGGTGTCAAAGTGAGGCCGTCTGAAAGGTTTTAACTTCGTTGAAGCTGCACTTTCAGACGGCCTTTTACTGTTTCGGTTGATGCCTATTCGTTGTCCATTGCCTGCAACATTTCGGCAAGCTGCCTAAAGTCGATTTTGCCCGCCGCCAAATCGACCATCAAATCATCCAGCCCCTGATCGGGAACAATGCTGATGCCCTGCAAATCGAGGTAGGTCAGCATGGTCAGTAGGGCGGTGCGCTTGTTGCCGTCGGGAAAGGCGTGGGCTTTGGCGATGGCTTGGGCATAGAGGGCGGCAATTTCGTAGATGTTTTGCAGGTCTTCGTATTGCCGCCAGTTGGCGATACGCGACAGCGCGCCTTCCAGCCGCGCCATATCCGCATATCCTTTCAGTCCTGCTTCATCCGCCAGTACGGTTTGGTGGATGAGTGCGACCAGTCCGCTGTCTATCATTTGTCGGCCAGTGCCTTAATGGCTTTTTGGTGGGTTTTGGCAATGCGGCGGGCGGCGGCCAGCAGGACGCGTTTGCCTGCTTCCCCTTTGAGTTCCATTTTTACGGGACGGGTGTTGTTGTTTTGCATACCTGCTCCTTGTTTCGGATTGGAATATTCTATCTTTTTTTTCTATTGTCGGGAATGTTGTTCGAACCGGCATTCGGATTTCTTCAGCAAATTGAAAGGCCGTCGTTTTCAGACGGCCTCAAACCTTACACGCCTGCGGTTTTCATAATCTGCTGTTGCAGCCATTGGTCTTTCAGGCGCGGCAGGACGGCGGCGCGGACGCGGTTGAAGACGGGCGTGGTGTCGTGGACGTAGCTCCACAATGCGCCGCCCTTGCCGATGCCCAAATTCTCGAAGGCGGGCAGGTAGCGGTGGATGAAGAGGCGGATGTCCTGCGCGTGCAGCAGCAGATGGGCGACGTCGAGGTCGTCGAACGGCGCGGGGGCAGGCTCGGCGTCAATGACTTCGCCGACCAATCCCGTATGCAGCGTCAGCGCGTGGACGTAGGCGACGGCTTCGGGCAGCTTCTCGGCGGGGATGTCTTCAATCGCGCCGACGTTGAAGCGTTGGTGAATCATGCCGTGGGCGGTGCTGTAGTCTATGCCTTTGCGTCCGACGAGTGCGGCGACGGCCTGCCGCAACGGTGTGCGGTCGTCGGCGGTGGTTTTGGCGGGGAGGCCGTCTGAGATCTGATAGCCGCCCGTTTTGCGGATGGCGGGCAAAACTTCGGACGTTACCCATTTGCGGAACGGTTTAACTTCTGCCTTGCGGGATTTGAACGCGGCATGGTAGAAACCGCTTTCGTTGATGACTGATACATCTTGTTTCCCGCCAAGGGTACTCACGTTATGAGTACCCTTTTCATCGTCATCTAAAATACGCGTCAGATTTGCAGCATCACGATAGCCGAACATGGCGGCAATTTCCGAAGCTATAAACCATGCTTCGCCGTCTTTGTTGATGACTTGGATTTGGTTTTGGTTGAAATTGAAAGATTGAACTGAAGTGTTCATGATGATGTTTCCTATACTGTATTTTCGAAGTTGCCCAAAACGGGCGGCCGCGAGGTTCGAAAACCTAGTACAAAGGCCGGCGTTATTCCCCTTGCGGGTATTGTATTCCGCGCCCTCGCGGCCATAGGAAACCTTTATCGAAACAAAACATCAAGGAAACTATGGACGTAAAAAATTCACGCTGACGGGGTGAATGCCGTGTACTAGAGGTTTTCGACGCCTCGTGAGTGGGAATATAAAACAAACCCCCTGCGAATGCAAGGGGTTTCCCAAAAACCGTAGGCGGCAAACTAAAAGTAAACCCTTTTTGATAGGGGTGTACCCCTTTATCGGAGGGATTGCACCCT